GCGTCATAGGCAACCTTTGTAATGCGGTCATCTAACTGGATGGGATAGATATGGCAGATGACTTTGACCCAGTAATTACAGAGGCAGTTCAATTTTTAAAGTTCTGCAATGACGCAGACACAATGAACCGCCAAGAGGCGCTAGAGGATTTAAAGTTTGTCTCTGGTGACCAATGGCCAGTAGAACTACAAAACAGCCGTAACCTTGAATCACGCCCTTGTTTAACAATTAACAAGTTAGACGGCTATTGCCGACAAGTAGCCAACCAACAGCGCCAACAACGCCCACGCATCAAAGTTCACGCTACTAATACGCATGAACAGATGGTGGAAGCGCAAGACATTCAAGGCATTATTCTGTGCGTCATGCGGTAGCCAAAGCGTGTCATACATATACCCGTAGGTTTGCATCAACGCTAAGTAATGGCTAATAGTCTTTTGGTTATCTTCGTGGTAGCGGATTAGGCGTGTTTCCATGCCTACAAACTGCAAGAACCAAATGGCTGTGCTGTCTGCCCACCCTAAGTCAAATATGGCGTGTACGGGCTTTGTAGCGTCATAGGCAACCTTTGTAATGCGGTCATCTAACTCTGCCACTTGCATCTCATTGGCAAAGATAGCGCCATCTACTGTAAGTCGGCATAAGCCTTCCCATACTGTCTGGTAGGCTGACGGGTCACGGCTTTTTAGCGCATCTTTTTCTAGCGCCAGCACTTCTGGAAACCACGGGTTATCGTTCCAGTTAATCTTTTGGACTACCGCTTGCTCTGGCGGTCTGATTACAAAGCGCTGGTAAGTCTCATCTGTTTCTAGTTCTGGGTTAAAGGTAATCCATATCTCAGAGCCTTCCTTGCGAATGGTTGGGATAAGCGTATTCCAACTGTGCCTAGATACTGTCTGTGCTTCCTCAACCCAACAGTAGTCAACGCCCTCATAGGATTTGACATTGGCTACATTGTTCTTTAGTCCTACAAAGGCGAACTCTGTGCCGTTCTTACCCCTAATGGAACTTTGAGTTATCTCGTAGAACCCATGCAAATTCATTAGTTCTATCTGGTCGCACAGTAACTTGTGTACAGAATCCTTAATTGAAGTCTGATACTCACGGGCGCAAAGCACTCGAATCTGGCTCTTAGCCCCTAGTATCAATAACGCCTTTGCCGCTGAATGGCTCTTACCAGCACCTCGACCCCCGTAATAGACTTTGTATCGTGCCTTATCGAAAAGGCTTGCCATCTTTACTGGGAACTGTGCGCTTGTCTCACTCATTAGGCTTTACAAAGGTCACATTGATTCCCGTCACCAAAGGCGCACCATCAGCACCCGTTATCTCGGTCTTTGTGCTTTCTCTGTACTTCTTGGGGAATCGTGCCGCCATAGAGCGTGACCAGATTGAGGAATTAAGTTTGTCACCTTCCTTGCTCTCAATCATCATGTTCTGCGCTATGTTCTCCCACCAATCTAGTTCATATTCCTTTGCTTCATCCAAGGCGTGCCGAAATTCTTCGTGCGCGTCTTTCCATGAGAATAAAGTTCTAGTTCCTATACCCAGATTTGAGGCAATTTGTTCTATCGACTTGCCGAGTTTGCCTAACTCTATTACCTTTTCGCAATAGATAGGGTCATATAGGCTTGGTCGACCTACTGGGCGTTTTTCGTCTGTCATAGATATGCCCGTATCAATTCGCAAAAGATTGCGCCAGCAATGAGTAAAGCGATTGGTTTTAACCAACGACCTTCAAAGTATTTATCAATTATATTAATCATTTTTTCTTAAGTGCTTTTGCTTGTTCCATATATGAATCAACAGTCATAGAACGGGCAGGATTGTTTTGCATTAAACCTTTTTCTATTGCCGTTTCTGATGCGCCAATATCTAACATTTTGGATGCTTGTAACCTATCAATTATTTGTCCATCTTTAGTCATAAAAAGGTCAGAATCAATTTCAGCACCTTTTGGATAAATATATTTACCGCCTTCTTTTCTCACCACGCCTTCATAAACAGCACGATTGAGTGCGTCTCCATGAGTTCTGCCTGTATAAATTTTGTCACCAATTAAAACAACAGCACTTTGAATTGGATTGCCTTCTCTAACAATTCCTCTTTCAGCAGGATTAACTGCAAACATAGGCTGTGGAGTCATTCGAGCCAACGGGCCTGTCCCATACACCATAGCATCATTGACAGCATTACCAGCCGTTCTTAAAAATGCTTTGCCAGCAGGCATCATTGCTGGGGCCATTTGTCCAAGATTTGATAATTGGTAGCCGTAATATGCCGCGTCTTTTGCAGGCGCAGTATTGGGCGATAACACGCTCATTCCTAATTGGTCTGGCGATGTACCTAATAAACCACTTACAAATCCATAGGTTTTAGGGTCTGGCAGATTCTCAGCAGTACGACCAGCCTGCGCTTGACGCATCCGAGCGGCTTGGCGTTGTAATTGTGGATAGCCAACATAAGCGCCAGAGTCACCTCCGTCACTCATTCGTGCAAGTTCTGCTAATGTCGGCATAAATCTCCCATTCGGCTTTACTTCATTTTAGCCGTTTTAGCAGATTCTTTAAATGCTTTAGCAGTAGGTGCGCCTTTTGTGCCTAGCGCTCTCATCTTTTCCACAGGCTTGCCTTCAGCCTTTTGGCGCTCGATGCGTTCTTGCTTTTTGTGGATGTTGGCATAAAGTCCAGATTTAGTAGCCATATTAACAATTCCAGTTCTTTAATGATGCTTTAGCCCGTTCCGCTGGGCCTTTGGCGTTTTTGACTACGCCTTCCATCCTTGCACAGAAAGAGGCTTTACGCCCTTCGTCTTTCTTTGTCTTGGGATTTGGGGCTGGCGGTTTCAGATTAGCGTTGTTCTTGGCGTTGTACTCAGCACGACCCTTGGCGGTCATGCCAGCGCCCTTGTCTGTCGGGTTATAGGTCTTGCCTTTACCCGTTGTCTTGTGGGCTATCGGCTTGTCGTGTTTCGGCATCAGATTTCTCCAGTTCGGATAGTGTCCATTGGCATTGTTGCAAAGCACCATTGATTTGGTGCAACTGTTGTTCAAGTTCCTTGCCCTTGCTGATTAGGTCTTGAATTCTTAGGTTGATTAGTTCTTTGGTCATGCTTCTTCCAATACTGCGGCAATATCTTGCCATGACATTTTTAAGTGACGCTCACCATCTAAGTTTAATTCCTCAAACTTCAAGTATTCGTCTTTGTATTCTTTAGCCAATGTGCCAAATAGCACTCGGTCACCAATGTTTACCCCTTGGAGTAACGCATCTTCACCAGCGGCTATGACTGTGCCGATTGAGTCGGCTTCTTGCATTTGAGATAAGTCAATGTTTGACTTTAGGCGCGGTTCTGGCTTGACAATGATTTTGTCGCGCAATGGTTTAATTTCCATCTTGCACCTCTGTCTTTATCTTTGGCGGTCTACCTATGCGCTTAGATTTCAGTTTATTGTTTTGCGTGTATGTCAGAGGCAAAAAGTCCCCAGAGGGTTCTGGGGTAAGTTGGGCAACTGCTTTGCCTTTATATTCGCCACAAGTTTCTTGTGGGCTTCGATTCTGGTAGGTCGGATACCTACGGCACAAACCCAAAATGGAATTTGTGTCGCTGTAATGCCGACAGTCCCTACAATACTCAGTAGCCATATCAACCTTTCTTTGATGTGGTTAGAAGCCCCGTTAGTCCCCTATGACTAATGGGGTTTCGCTTTTAACGATAGTTTTCGCGGCTGTGGGTGTAGCAAACGCCAGCAGTACGACCAGTATTGAACTCGCCTTCCATGCCAGAAGTTTTATCTTCTTTACCCATAGCGACACCACCTTTGAGTTTTCCCATGCGCTCACCAGACATATCGCTAGATGATGCACCTTTGGGTGGGGTTGCGCCTGTGGTGCTTTTCACACCTTTGTTTGAATCCATTTTTCCCATGATTGTTTCCTTGCAAGGTTAATCGACATTGTACAATGCCGTATCCATTATAGGAGTTTTTTCTATGGCTACAAATTTTAAATTAACACGCGAAAAAGCAGTACACGAGACACCCAAGCACTATGTTGTCCAACGGGAATTCAAAGCGGAACAACGCAAGGTTGACTCTATTGCAAAAGAACTTAAATCGCATGAAAAGACCAGTATGGATAAGGCTCACCCAAAAAAATAGGTGTTGATAGCCGTTCTCATAAAGCAGAGTTTAGTACCCGCACAACACAATTAGTTTAAGTACAAAAGGCGCTAACCCTTTTTACGACTACCAACGCCTTTATTTTATCCATAAACCTCGCTTTTGTAGTTCACTTAGGGTTTTCATATAAGCGTTGTCCCACATGGTTTGGCGTTCCTCTTTTGATAGGCACATTCCTTGGTCTAACTGCGCGTGGCATGGGTAGCACAGAGCCGCTGTGTATTCGTCAGAAGCCTTTATCCCCCTACCTTTGCCGTGTTTTGCCCAGTTACTGTGAGCCGCTTGCGTCTGCCCTTCCATACCGCAATGTTGGCAAGGCAAGTCAGCAACATTTTGTAGGTGCTTTTTGCTTCTGTAATAGTTAAATTTTGGAATCATCTGCCCACTCATACCATTGGTTCATAAAGTCTTTTAAATCGTCTGCCGATTCGCCCTGTAAGTTGCACTTATCGTCTTTCACGCGCCAGAACTTGTTAACCACCATTTCCCCGTCTGTATCGCCTTGGACTATCAAAACCACAAAGTTCTCTTGCTTCGCTAGACTTTTCAACAGTATTTCTTGCCCCTTGCTTATCTTTTCGTTTGGGCGCTTCCACTCACCGACTAAAACTTTGCCCTTACGCTCAAAAATCATATCCAAGTTGCTAGGCGTGGCGTTTGGGTTCTTTTTAAAAAACCCTTTAAAGCGGAAAAAGTCTATGTGCGTGGCGTATGGGTTATTCATTAACTTCATATACCACTCCATGTTCTGCGCCCCAAGCGTGTAGCCATTCCACAAATTCTGAGGCTTGTTCTTTAGTAAACTTGCGTGTCTGAAAACCTAGTTGAACTATGCCATCACCAGATAAGTTGGGGATTACCACGCCCGTTTTTATGTCGTTGTCTCTACAAAACTGGTCTACCAGTAAGCGTTTCCAACTCTCCGCATCCCACTTTGCGCCTAAGTGCTGTGCTTGTTTGGCTATTTCACCAATCATTGCGTGATACTTTTCTTCTTGTTCACGGCTTTTGGCGGCATCCTTAATTTCCATACTAAGTTGCTTGCCAGCCTGTAACGCTTTAAGCACCTTTGGCCATAACCCCGTCATCAGGACTTTAGCCTGACCTTCGCTCGTTAGTTGAAATTTCATCGCTCTTGCACCATTACATTTGCGCCAGCAATTTCGTGATAAACCTTTGTGATGTGCGCCTCAACAATTTGGCTGTCATCTAAGTAAACAATGCCATTCATTGCATCAGTAATACTTTTATAGCAATTATCTATGTCTACGCGCTTTGGATACTCTAAATCGTTTAAACAGGCTTCCTTGCGTTTTTTTGAGTATGAGGCGGGTACTGCATACCGAAGGTATAAAAACACAGTTAAAGCCCCTTTTAATGGCTCTGATGCGCCTATTGCTTGACGGGCTTTCATCGCTACATGGGTTTCGTAGTCGATAGTCTTGGCATCGGTGTAAGTCTGGACAAACTGCCCACGCCTAGCAAAGCGCGGTCTGCCTTTGGGTACTGGGTCACCATCAACTGTGAATGTCACTACTAGGCTCATTGCGTAACTCCCTCAGTCTTTGGACAATCAAGGTAGCGAGAGTAGGAAAATCCGACTTCAACGCTTTTGACATATACCGAGCGTGGTCGATAGTCGCTTTGTTCATCGCCATCAAAGCATAGTGATTCGCCAGATGCTCGACATAAGTCCCCTGTTCGTTCCAAGGCTTGATTTGTTTCAGCCAAGGACACGGGGTGTCTATCTTTTCTTTTAATGCGGTCGAGGATGGCATGGGCTTGCGTCTTTGTCATTGCAATATTCCCTTAATTGTTTCAAGAACTTGCTTTCTTTCTTCTTTGATGATTTCAGCGTTTGACTGCTGTATGGATAGGTAATGTTGATAAGACTGCTTATCGGAATTAAGCATTTCCATCTTCAGTTTTAGTTCTTCGCCATTCTTGACAATCTGAAACGGGTCAACTGCGTAACCACTTCTGTCAATGACCAACTGGCAACGGCTGTCGTAAAACATAAGAACATTGTTCATTACACATTCGTAAAAGCGGTTGGCCATAAACGCATAGTTTGAATGTGTGTGTTCATCTTCAAAGTAAATGGAATATTTGTAGTCTTTCAGTCTTAGACCTACTGGCTCAAATAAGTCGGCTTCTTTCTCTGTCCACATAATCTTTTCAATAAACCGAGCCTGTATGCCTGCGTCTTTGTATTTGGCGTGGTTCTTAGTGGAGGAACTCAAAACCATGTTGACATTGTTGTAGTCCAACATATCTTTGATTCGGTGCTTGCGGAAAGTGCCGTAATAAATTACATCTTCC